GGAACCTCAATGGTTCCAATTTCGCCATTAGCTTTCGCTACAAAGTCTGCCGCTTGTGTCATTGCCAGATTAGCCTCTCTGCTAAGTCTCCTGGGTTGCATACATCTGGGTTAGCGCAGACTGGGAAGCCTGCATTTGCGTAGCACTCAGCTACCAATTCAGAACAGATGTAACCTGCATGGTTAGCCAGGTAGTGCATGAATTTTTTGGGAAAAATTTTTACGCCTAGCGCACGAAGCGCAAGCATGGCAATGATGCCAAAATTGTATGGCCGTCCGACTGCTGCTTGGGCATGCTGAACAATCTTTGCTCGTTGCTCCTCAGACAATTCTTCGTGCTGGTTCCATGCAACCAATGGGTAATTGCTAAGGTTACTAATAGCAACGCCAGTAGGGTCAGCTCCCACAATCTTGCCATCGCCAATATAGATAAACGCATGGTTCCAGCGGGATACCGTTCCTAGTCTAATAAGCTTTCCGAAGAATCCACCGGTGCGTACTACGCCGTAGTCACCGATGCGTGGTTCGTATTTAGTCATGTAGTTGCTGCTCCATGATGTCCTGCAAGTGGTCAATCTCCTGCTTCTCTAACTTTAAGATGTGGCGAATAATCATGGCATCGCGCTTGGTCTGGCCAATCATGGCGATACCGATGATAAGCTCAACAGTAACTGCCAGCCATGAGGCTAGGTTCATCCACTTGATATAGGCATGAGTGTCTGTAAACCATGTGGGCTGCGCCCACCAGACAAAGGTAACGCCAGTCCAAAGGATGACGAAGAACCAGTTGCGGATAATGCCTTGAATCTTCCAGCTAATCTGTTCAGAGAAGGTCAGCACATCGCCAGTAGCTTCGTGGATGTATTTTTTCTTAAAAAGATTAATCATTATGCTCCCGAATATGCTGCTCAAACTTGCCATTGAGTGTGCCCAGGTCTACCGCTATATTCTGTTGCTTCTCTACCAAAGTCTCAATCATGGGGATGACTTGCTTACGGATAGCATCGTTTAATGAACCGCCAGAGTTAGGCGTTACCTCATTCTTAATAGTCTTGATGTCATTCATCTCAGACTTGAGGACATTCTGTACGCCATGCTTGAAGATATACCAGATGCCAGTACCAGTGGCTCCGATAGTAAAGACGGCGTTATATGCGATAGTTGTTAAATCCGTGCTTGTCATTTTTGCGGTATGCCCCAACTGTTATACGGTACGGAATTGGCAGATAATCATTCCACCGAAGCCTTTGAAGCGACGCTCTGGTGGAGTCATGCGAATGAAGGTGAGACTTTCAATGACGCCACGGATGGTTTCATTGTTGGTAAAGTCTTGAAGAACGATAACGTCACCATTGGACTCGATGTCTTCCAATGATTGAACGCGCTCAGCTGCACGGCCTTCGTAGCCAATGCTCATGTTGTATCTATCGCCTTCAAAGTCGTAGCACATAAGTGGCAGCGTAATGATGCGCTGACGGCGGACAGCAGGCAAAGCCTTGAGCTGGTAGCCATTGAATGAATCTTCATTGCCTACGGCTTGACCAGATGCAGCGATAAGCGTAAAGCGCAAAGCGATAGATTCTTTAGGAGTCAAGTCAAGCTGGTCAAGGCCAGTGATGTCTTGGGTGAAGTCGAAGTTGTTATCGACGGTAATGATTTGCGTGGCCTGACCATTGGCATCAACAGAGGCTAAGCTCAATCGTCCTGTCAGTGGCAGCGTTTGACGTAGCTTGACCAACTCAAAGTGTTTGTCCTCAAGCGTGAAGTAGCGAATCTGTCCAGTCTGTAGGTAGCCGCTAGAGATAAGGGTGCTAGCTTGGAAGTATAGGTTGTCACCCTTAACTCCAATAGCAAGCTGACCGGTAGCGCCAACAACACATACTCCCGAAGCCTCAAGGCTATTCGGTGCTTGCAAGTGGGTAGCGTAAGCCATTTGGTTAGGAGCAATTTCTTTGCTCAGGTCAATCTTAACCAAACCTGAATGGTAGGTTGAGCCGCTGCCGTCTGGGTCAATGTAACCAGTGACAGTGCAGTAGGCGTAGCGGTCATTAAAGGTGACTGACTTACATGCTGAGCCATTAAGAATGGTACCGCTGGCGGGGTCGTAGCCATTGGTAATAACAGTCAATGGGCCATAAGTAATGAAACCAGATGATAGGTAGCCAGAGGTGTCAATCTGTCCTACGCGTACACCCTTGCTTGTACCAAACACCATGTACTTGCCGATGTAGGAACCAAGCGCATAGATGACTTCGCCCTTAGGCATATCAGCTGCAGTGACAGCCTTAGTCAATAGTGGCACAGCACCGCTGGTATCAAGGATAAGACGGAAGACAGTAGAGGAGTCGCCGGCATAGCCTGATGCGTAGATAGCGTTAGGGCCATCGCATACGCCTGTCCATATCCAGTTGGTATCTGGGTGGGCATAGATAGGCAAGTTATTATTGCTCGACAGGGTGACAGTACCTGAAGCAGATGCCTGTCCAACAGCAGCATTGTTAACAAAGAAGGTAACAGTAGTGCTGTTAGGTACAGCAGTAACTGACCATGTTCCGTTGTAAGGGGAGCCAACTGATGCGACAGTAATCAGTGAACCGATAGAGAAGTTGTGTGCAGCTGAGGTAGTCAGGGTGGCGTTGTATGAGCCATCTACTTTGCTAGTGGTTACGCTAAAGGATGTAATGGGCTGTACTTCAAATAGGTAGTTGTTAACGCCAGCAATAAGGCGCTGTTTAGCCCAGCCAAGAGCAACGTTAGTAACAGTACCTACGGCTGATGGATGCGTGAAGATAGATGCACCGCTAGTAGCGCCAGTCAATGGGCCTTTGTAAATGCCTGTGGCATTAGCAGCGTAGTAGTTCTGTCCATCTTGAGCGACAGCAAGGATTGTTCCCGAGCCGCCCCATGTAAGAGTAGTGGTTGTGCCAGCTGCGGTAGTACGGTATAGGTTTGCACCGTCTGACCAGATGACAAGGTTAACTCCATTAGCGTCAATAGCGCCTACCATTTTTGGAGTGTTGGTAATGGAGTGTACAGCTGTAACATCTGGCAATAGTGTTACCTTGCCGATGTTAAAGACTTCTACACCAGCTGACTTGTTAAAGCGCTGGCCAACAGTCTGACCTTCGATTGGCTCTTCGTAACGAATACCTGCGCCGTAGTCAAAGCTGGACTGGCTGCGAAGCCACCAACCGGTGAGTGTCTGCTCGCCTGGTTCCTTTTGCTGGTCAATCTGTTGCTTGCGGTATTGTGCAGTCTCGCGCTTATATGGGTTTTCCTTATTGGGTCCAAGAAAGAATGGGATACCGGAAACTGCAACGTCATACTGATTAGCAGTATTTTGATATGTGTCGCCTGCGTTTGCTGGCTGACCAATTGGGTCAACGGGACGTTCTGCTATATGTCGAAAGCCGTCATCACCAATAGCCACGCTTACTCCTTAAATAGTTTCCAATAAAAAAGCCCCCTTGCGGGGGCTTGTAAAGCTAATGTTACTTACGCTGTTTGTTCTGGTTCTACAACTACGGGTGGAGTAAAGTTAGTGCCGTCCCATATATCGCCCACGCCAGCATATTTGCCACGGAATGAAGCGTTGTAGGAAGTCTGCGCCCACTCGGTATTTTCACCGTAAAGAGATTTGCAGAAAGCAATCCCAATGGCCTCTCCGTCTAATCCTTCAGCATTACCAATTACTTCGTTATTGACAACAATAACTTGACGGACAATTCCATCTTCAATTCTTGCAAAATGTGCCATGTTGTCTCCCTTATCCAATCACTATTACTACATAGCCTGAACCGCCAGCACCAACATTGGTTCCTCCACCGCCACCGCCGCCACCAGTGTTTGCAGTACCCGCAGTTACTGAACCGTTACCGCCAGTTCCCCCACCGCCTGAACCTCCAGCACCAGAAGCACCTGAAGCGCCACCGCCACCACCACCACCTGCGTAAGTTACTGAGGTGCCTGTAATGGAATTAGATGCGCCAGCTCCGCCAGCTCCGCCCTGACCAGCAGATGCGGCTCCTCCAGCGCCACCAGCGCCACCGCCACCGCCAGCGGCAGCATTGCTTGAGGTTCCTGAAGCACTTCCTCCAGCGTTACCAAATCCTGTTATAGCAGTTCCGCCAGCGCCACCGTAAACACATGAAGCTCCTCCACCGCCAGAGCCTCCAGTCCTACCTGCTTGTCCTTGGAAAACAGTTCCAATATTTTGTCCTACGGAGCCGCCGCCACCACCAGGAGAAACAAGAGAACCGATTGCGGAATCTGAGCCATTATTTCCAGCCAGTGAATTTTCGTAGCCAGTCAACCCTCCACCAGCGCCAACTGTAACTGTTAAAGTTCCAGCAGGTAAAAATTGAGAAGTCTTGTAGTAATAACCGCCTGCTCCACCGCCACCGCCAGCACAAGCGGCGTTGTTGTAGTATCCATTTCCACCTCCGCCTCCTCCACCAATAACAAGTACTTCAGCGTAGCCAGCAGTACCTACAGTAATTGAGCCAGAACCTGTGAACTTGTAGATAGTTTTTCCAGCGCGAGAAGAAGTGTCAACAGTGGGAGAACCAGTTGTTGCAGTATAGGTGGCTTTGCCAATTCCGCTGCCACCAAAAGGAAAGCCAGTAAGTAAAGGACTCATGCGAATTTCACCGCGCCTCCTGCTAGAATTGTGTATGTAGCTGAAGCAGTTTTAATAATTGTAAAAGTATAAGCGTCAATAGCAGATGCGTTTCCAGCCGATGGTGCTGTTCCACCTGACCATTTAACGCTTACTCCTGTTGCCGTTCCGTCAACCTGAAAGGTTGTTGGATAGTAAGCAGTTGAGCCATTGGTGTTGAGGAATACTGCTGACCAAGCATCGCCAACATTCATAATTGAATTAAGCGTTGTTGTAGAATTTCCTCTAAAGTTGAGCGTAAAGTTAGCTGACGCATTTGTTGTGTAGTACAAGACACCTTGAGTTAATATATCAAAGTTAATTGTTCCGGTTGCTGCAGTGGCAGAAACTGTTGTTAATTCTTTTGGACTTGTAATATATGCGTTATTGACAACAGGCGTTGTCAGCGTTGGGCTTGTGGCAAAGGTTAGTAAGCCAGAGCCTGTCTCGTCGGTAACCAGTGATGCAAAGTTAGTTGATGATGGAGTCGTTAAAAACGTACCAAGCGCACCGGTAATTCCATGCACTCCGTTGGGGCCAGCAGCAATATGGTCCTGCACATCTGTCAAGTCTTGCGCTGTAATAACGTGGCGAACAACTGCACCAGCGTTGTGAGCAGCTGCTGAGGTTCCGTTAAAGCCACGAGTAATGGTAAGAGTTGTACCCGACGCTGCAGTAACAACTACTAGCTCCTCAGAAGCTGTATTGTAGTCAAGGGCAAGCACAAATGGGTAGGTGCTAGGATAGCCAACCGGTGAGTTGGCCAGCGTTACGGCCGTAGAAGTGCTGTTGATGTACGAAGCAACCGTATTGTCAACCGCATTGGCGGAGTAATAGCGACGAGTAGCCATGTGATTCCTTTAGCTTGTGTAGTGGGTGCGAGGTGGGAATTGCTCTTGAAGGCGACGCACTTCGACAAGGAGGCGTTGCTGGTACATCTGTTGCAGGACTCGACCAATATTGGTTGCAGAACCAATCGGGTCATTAGACTGCTGTGAGTCAGCTTCTGCTGTAGCAGCTGGAACTCGTCCAAGGTCAAGATACATGGCGGTACGATAAGCAGCGCCAAGGATAATTACTTCACGAGATGAGTCAGGAAGTCCTGTTGTTGTAGAAAAGTCATCGGTATCGTATTGAAGCGGTGTTGGCTTCTTGGTATAGGTAACCATGACAGGGCGGCCAGGAATAATACCTTCACGGATAGATACAGTCTTACCTGTATTCCATACGCCAGGGTTAGCCATACGGTCTACGCGATAGTGACGCACTGGTAACCATTCACGAGATGGGCCAATGGTCTGCCATGAGCAGCCAAGAATATCTACTGCCTCTTGAGGCAAAGCATAGGTTGTACGAGCTGCCTGCCAGTTAAACTGTGTGTAGTAAGTGCCGAACAAATCTGGGTACACACCATCAATGGCAAGGTTAATGTTTCGCCGGATGACGCTACGCGGAAAGGAAGGCGCGATAGTTACACGAGTACCAGCTGTGTGAGTAGTAGGCGTGGTGTCACGAAACCCTCTGCCATAAGCGGGGATGGTTGCCGTATTTGAGGTACGGTCAAAGGAGTCTACCCAGATAAGCTCGTCGTCGATTTCAACGATACCACGAGTCAGAACGGTTCCATCTGCTACCACAAAGGTAGTAGCGGTTGCGCTCAAGTCTGAGGTGAGAAATGTAGCCTGGTCCTGACGGTTGGTGTAACCCGTCAGGGCTAGGTTAGTTTCGTTAATTAAGTCAATGAATAACGTCACGATGCAATCCTTGATGCTGCTTCAGCTTCACCTAAACCAAAGGTTCCAGCAAGAAGGTTGAGGATGCCAGGGGTATCCTCGTAGTAATTCTTACCACCGTTGCGGTAAGCATAAATCTGGTTAAGGACGTCGATGCCACGAGTAGCATTGTGTGCACCTAATACAACGGTACCCCACTTGGTACAAGCGCCATCAAAGTCGTACTGAGGTACGCCATTGACAATGGTTCCTGCCAGCCTATTCATGTGATAGACAGTTGATAAACTTGTAGCCATCGCTATCCTCTCTTAAAGTTACTTACTTATTCTTTGTTCCGCCGACGCCTTCGTATGAACCGAACTTGTCTTTGGTTGGCTTGCCGGTGAGCTTGTCATTGGCTCCGCCAACAGCATTCTTAGTACAACCGCATTCAACGCACATAGTTACTTTCCCTTCTTTGCTGGTAGGACTTTCTTCAAATTTGGATTAGCCTTCTTAGCTGCTGGGCTAGCCTTACGAGTAGCTGAAGCCAAGATAGCTCCGGCATTCTTCATAGGTACGCCAGACTTTGAAGCGATTTGCTTTTGGGCGGCTGCGAAGCCCATGCCCTTTTTAGCTGCTGCCATTAGATGTCCCCTGTGTGTTTCAATACCGAAGCGCTTTGCTTGGTAATCTGATTTGCCGCTGGCATAACATCAGCGTTGTATGCTGCACCCATTCTGTCGCTGGCAGCCTTAGCTTCGTTAATTGCTTTCATAGTGGTACCAGCTGGCTGGATACCCTCAGCTCTCGCTTTGCGATAAGCCTCTAATTC